AAAAAACAATTACAGAAACATTGACACGCGCCGGTGTAAAGGCCGTCAAATTTGATGACGATGTGTACAAAGCCGCAGGATTGGAACCGTTGCCGCTCAATATGTCACCTGCAATGGCGCAAGCACTCAAGGCAGCGTTGACCAAAACCAATGGGACAATCAACAATCTGACAAAAACCACGGCGATAAATGCTCAACAATCATTTGTCAAAGCGGCCGACCTAGCCTACTACCAAGTGTCAACTGGCGCAATGAGCTATGACCAGGCAATACGACAAGCTGTCAAAAAGATGGCGGCATCTGGTATTGACGTAGTTGATTATGCCTCTGGACATCGTGACCGCATGGATGTTGCCATGCGGCGAGCGGTAATCACTGGCGTTGCACAAACGGCAAACACATTGCAGATGACACGCGCCGATGAAATGGGATCCGATTTAGTTGCCGTGTCTGCCCATGTGGGAGCGCGGAATACTGGCACAGGACCCGAGAATCACGCGAGTTGGCAGGGTAAGATTTACTCACGGTCGGGGAAACATCCCAAGTATCCTGACTTTGTAAAGTCTACCGGTTACGGTACTGTCACCGGCTTGGGTGGTGCTAATTGTCGCCACTCGTTTTATCCGTATTTTGAGGGGTTATCGGAAAACGCATATAGTAAAGCTGAAGTTAAAGAAATGAATAAAAAGAAAGTTACATATCAAGAAAAAGAAATTGATATGTATCAAGCTACTCAGTATCAACGCGAGATTGAGCGCCGTATACGATTTTGGAAACGTCAAGAGGCGGCATTGCAGGCGGCTGGGTTGGATGCAACTACAGAAACGGCAAAGGTCAAAGAGTGGCAACAAATTATGCGAGAATTTATCGCGCAAACTGGATTAGATAGGCAATCAATACGGGAGCAAATCATATTATGAGTTACGAAATAACGGAAACCATGCCAACGTTTTACATTGCCTCAGAGCAACCACCCAGACGTGATGTCATGCGCGTGGTTGTTTCAGATATGCACTCAGGAAGCAATTACGCATTGTTTTTGCCGCGTGAATGGCACGGCATAAAAACAAGCCACGTACCACGAAGCAAGCAAATAAAAATCAGGGCGCATTTTGAAAAATTCTGTGATGAGATTGCCACTCGGCGCGGGGATAAGAAAATTGAACTTATTCACAATGGCGATGCAATAGATGGCGATCACCATCACAGTGGAGATGTATGCACACAAAGCCCATTAGAACAGGCGGATATTCATATTGAACTAATGATTGAACTGCAACGACGTATTGGCTGGCGGCGCGGTGATGAGTTGTATTACACCCGTGGGACTCAGGTGCATGTAAATGAAAAAGAAACCTACATTGGCAAGGAACTAAATGCAGTGCCTGATGGTGATTTCTTTGTGCATGACCTACTTGAATTAAACACCAATGGCACATTGTCTTGGTTTGTCCATCACGGACCAGGACGAGGCAAGGGACCAAACGAAGGTAATCCCATGCGGGCATGGTTGAAAAACATCTATTATGACGCGCTGAATGACCGCCGCCGATGTCCCGATATTGTATACACTGGGCATGTGCATGACCCAACATATAATACCCATGTGTACCGTGAGGGCATGAACTTTGGAACCATGCATGGCGTAATACTTCCATCGTGGCAAACAAAAACCACGTTTGCATATAAAGTCGCTCCTGTGAGTAAAAACAAAATCGGCGGTGTGTATCACAACATTTTTGCCGATGGGACTATATCAACTCCGCAATTTAGCATAATGGATACTGAGTAGTAATATGGCAACTTGTGTATTATTTTTCCGTTTGACCATGGCAAAACAACGGGCACGCAAGCCCGAGAAAATTGCACAGATCCGCGCACAGATGCGGGCGCATGTGCAAGAGTGCGCCATCTGTTCTGGGCGGGTGATGGTATATCGAAAACCGCGAGGCAGGAAGATACTACTGAGTATCAAAAAATAAAAATGACCGCGCTGTAAAAGGCGCGGTTTTTTTTATTTAATGCCCCTGTACACGCTTTAGGTAATAGGCAGACCCCCGTAGTGTGTATATCATTTTCGAGGAAAAATTACTCGTGGTCCTGAAGGACTGCGAGACTCGGCAAGCCCTACCGTAACGGGGGCGAACACAAGTGGAGCGACCACTTAAAAAAGCGTAGTGAAAGGACGCAAACAATGAAACGTGAAGATTTGAAGGCGCTCGGGTTGGAAGACGGAGTTATTGATTCCGTCATGGCATTGAACGGCAAGGCAATTGAAAGCCACAAAAACGCCGCACAGACCGCACAGACCGAACTCGAAACCGTAAAGGGTCAACTGACCGAAGCCAACAGCACTATTGAGAGTTTCAAGGCGATGAAGCCTGAAGAACTCAAAGCCGCAGCCGATGACTGGAAAGCCAAGTACGAACAGGCTGAAAAGGATTACAGCGCAAAACTGGCGACCATGCAGTTTGATAGCGAACTTGATACAGCACTAGCCGGTGCCAAGGTCAAGAACAGCAAAGCCCTCAAAGCCCTACTGAGCACCGATGATCTCAGAGATGCCAACGGCAAATTTATTGCCGAGCGTTTTACTGAACAAATCAACAAAATCAAATCTGACGCAGATTACCTATTTGAATCCGATCAACCCACGCCCAAGATCGTACAGGGCGGCAACAATCAATCAGTTGTCACCGATGCGCTCGAAAATGCGATGCGACAAGGCGCGGGATTGACAATCAAAAAGTAAAGGAATCTAGCAATGGCTAACTCCATTTCCCTCGTGACCAAATTCCTGGCAATTTTGGATGAGGTCTACAAAAAGAACTCTCTCACCGCCCGCCTCGACTCACCCACCAAACCGGTGGAATTTGGCGGCGCCGCTGCCGTCAATGTGCTGAAACTCAGCGCCGTTGGTCTGGGCACCTATTCCCGTTCCACCGGCTATCCTGCCGGTGATGTCACCGCCGCGTGGGAAACCCTCACCCTGGCTGCCTCCCGTGGTCGTGCGCTCTCTGTTGATCGCATGGACGACGAGGAAACCCTTGGCATGGCGTTTGGTCGTCTCGCTGACGAATTCATGCGCGTTTCGGTTGCCCCCGAAGTGGACGCGTACCGCTTCAGCAAGTATGCGTCTTGGTCCGGCATTTCCAGCCCGAGCGAAGCCGCGCTTGCCAATGCCGCTGCAATCCTCGCTGCCATTGATGTGGGTGTCGCTCAGATGGACGCCGATGAAGTACCCGCCGAAGGTCGTTTGATGTACATTGCCTCGGGCTTGTACAACACCCTGAAGGGTGCATTTACCCGTACTTACGTCAATGAAAACGGCATTGATCGCCGCGTTACCACGCTCGATGGAATGGAAGTCATTTCCGTGCCCCAGAGCCGCTTTTACAAGGGCATTACCCTGAACGCGGGTAGCACTTCCAGCGCCGGTGGTTTTGCAAAAACCGATACAACCGGTCGTGACCTCAATTTCATGATCATCCATCCCACCGCCGTGTTGCAGGCTGTCAAGCACGACAACATGAAATATTTCAGCCCCGACCAGAACCAGACCGCGGACGCGCATCTGTTGCAGTACCGCCTATACCATGATGCGTTTGTTTACGAAAATCATGTTGATGGTGTGTACGCTCACGTCAAGAACAGCTAACCGATCTAATTGGGGAGGGCTGAAAATGCCCTCCCTTTGGAGAAATGCAAATGACCGCTTTGAAAAATCTTTCCCCCGCGGGTTGGCTTAAGGACATTGACGACAATTTCAACACCATCGGTGAACGTGGCACATACACCTGTGTTGCTGGCGATGCCACCGCCGACGAAGTTGAAATTGACACCGGCAAAGCCGATGCCTCGGCGTTTATCGTGCAAATCTGGCGCGATGGCGTCATGGTCATGGCTGATGCGGCTGTCTCTCTGGATGAGGGCGTTTTGACGATTGCCGATGGCGCTGCGACCTATGCAGTGACCGCCGACGATGTAATTGTCTGGATTGTGTTCTAGGTGATGCCATGAAATTTGTAACTGTGACCATTGGCGGCATTACCCAGGATGTGCCCGAAGCGGACGTTTCTTTGTATCTCCGTGCTGGGTACTCAGTAGTAACGGATAAGTCCGCCGTCAAAGACCCCGAACCCGTGACGCCTCCGGTAGATCCCGCTCCTGAGCAGACCACCGAGCCTGAACCCGAAAAGGGCAAGGGCAAGCATAAATAAAGATTAGCCTCAGCAAACATGCCCTACGCAGATTACACCTATTACACTACTGAGTATCTCGGCACCGCAATTGCTGAGGCTGATTTTGCCCGCTTGGCGCGGATTGCATCGGCACAAATTGACCGGCTGACATTTGGACGTGCTGCAACAGATACCGACAACACCACGGCAATCAAAAATGCCATGTGTGCTGTTGCCGAGGAAATCCAAACCGTTGAACAAAGTGACAGCAGCGAGTACATCACCAGTGAATCACAGGGACAGTATTCAGTGTCCTATGACCCATCGTCAATTGACAGCCGCAGCACAACGCAGCGCTATGAGGATGCCGCAAAACTGTACCTTGAATCCACTGGCTTAATGTTTGGTGGGTTTATGAGCGGCGAGTACGCCGGTGACTATGATACCGAATAGTGACATCACCATTTACAACCGGTATTTTGTCAACCGCGTTGAAACCTATCAGCGCACAGTTATCAATAATGTTGTTTGGCAAGCCACAAAAGCGGTGTCGGGTCGGTCCACTGGCGTGATGGCAGCTAATGTAGCGTTGATCATGATACCGTTTGCGCTGGGCACGAATTACCGCAAACCCAAGGCATGGGCAGCCGCACGCACTGGTAAATGGACGTTGCAGGAAGGTGACGTTATTGTGCGCGGTGCAATCACTCAGGAGATTACTACTGAGTACACATTGTCTGAATTACGCGCCGCATATGATGATGTTGTAAGCATCACATCAATTGACGCCATGGATCAAGGCACTGCCGCTGTGCAACATTGGGAAGTTGGCTGCAAATGACCGGACATATCCAGATCGAAACCCCACGCGGTGCGGTTGTTTTAGACGCAACCGGCAAGGCGGAATTGAAGTGGAAAACAAACTTTGGCAGCCAAAGAACAAAACAATTCACCGCCGCGCAAAAGTTCATTGATTCTGAGGTTTTGCGATATTCCGAACCGTTTATACCGTTGCTCACAGGCACATTGATTAAGACAGGTATTTTGGGCACGGTCATTGGCAGCGGTACAGTTTCATGGATTGCACCATACGCCAAAAAACAATATTATCGCGGGCGGCGCCCTGGCACCCAGCAAGCGGGTCCACTTCGGGGACGGTTTTGGTTTGAACGAATGAAAGCGGTACGCGGGCAGACCATCATCACAGGTGCAAAGAAGATTGCAGGTAGCAAATGAGTCTTATTTCAGCGGTGCAAACTTACATAAAGACTTATAGTCAACTGGCTACCAATGCGCCGGTGTGGGTTGATTACATTGGCAAGACCCCTACTCAGTATGCAATCTCCCCGTTGCCTGGGGCGCGGATCATTGAAACCACCATCACAGGCAAAACAACGCGAGAATTCCCGTTTGCTTTTGAACTGGTCGAATTTACAGCCGACGATGCCCAGCGTCTTGAAAATCTTGGATTTTTTGAGGCGTTTGCTGATTGGCTGGAAACACAAACAAATGCGGGCACATTGCCAACATTGGCAAGCGGCAAAACGTCTGAAAAAATTGAGGCATTGGGTTGGGGCTACCTGTTGGATGAAGGGGAATCCGGCACGGGCGTTTATCAGATCCAATGCAAACTAACCTACGCACAAAACGCGCCATAGGAGAAAAATACAATGGCAAAAATCAAACGATCACAAGTGCAATCCTTTTTGCAGACAGCAACCTCCCCATCGGTGGTGTTGTCTCTGATTGGTGACGGCGTTACAACCGGCACGATCAACTACAACCCTGAAACATCCTCGGAAACCTACATCCACGAGGACGGCGCAACCATTGACGTTGAAAAATACGCGCCGACTCTGCCGGTCGAAGCTACCTGTGTAGCGGGTGATGCGGTATTTGAATACATTGACGGCTTGCGCAAATCCCGGGCCGTGTTGAACGATGCCCGCACGTATTTGGTCAATGTGTGGCTGTACGAAACCCCGACAAGCACCGATAAATATCCGGCTGAAAAGCAGGAAGTTTCCATCCAGATTGATTCATTCGGCGGTGATGGCGGCGTTGCCAACAAAATCAATTACACCATCAATTTCATTGGCGATCCCGTCATTGGCAAATACGATTTGTCCGACGGCGCTTTCACAGCCGACGCCTAACGCAATCGCCCGTATCAGAAATGGTACGGGCATGAGGTTTTATGCAATCATTACAAATTAACACCGGTGAAATCAGACTAGCTGTCAACAACGACCCAGAGCGGGTGATTGTTTTCAACCCTGCTGATGCGATGTTTGCAGAACGATTTTACAATCTGATTGGTGAATTTCAGCGCAAAATTATTGAGTACCAGGCTAAAGCCAAACAGATTGAGACAAACACGGGTGTAGATGATAACGGAATCCCGTTAAATGCATCTGACCGCATTGAACTTGTGAAAGATGTTTGCTCATATATTCGTGAAAAAATTGACATCATTTTTGGCGCGGGAACATCTCAAAAAGCATTTGGCGATGCAATGGAATTAAATGCACTCTCGCAATTTTTCGAGGGCATTACACCATTTGTGCAAAAAGAACGCGCCGCAAAGATTGAGACATACACCAATAAGAAACCAAAACGCCGGTGAACATTCTCATTGATGAACTGCCAGAGTCGGTCACAATTTCCGATACTGAGTACACAATTGATACTGATTTTCGGACGTGTCTAAAAATCATTATGGCGTTTGAGGACAATGAAC